TCGCAGTAGAACTTAACTTGTGAACGAGCACCTGTACCTGTGCGTATATCCACAAGACCATCAGATATAGAAACACCACCAGATGATCCGTTACCATCTATATTTACAACGCCAGAGCCATTAGGCAAGATGTCAATGTTTCCATTTGATGTGGATACAATGTCGTTGCCATTTACGTCGAGGTTGCCACCAAGTTGCGGAGTTGTATCATTGACAATATCAGACAACCCGCCCAAACTAGACGACAGGTTACCAAGAGTCAATCTCTTTAGTGTACCAGCATCTGCGTCATGTATCAACACCTCATCGTTAGAAGTATCTAGTCCAGATGTAATGGCAGTTTGTCCTGTAATAACATTGGCATTAAGCATAGCAGATTCGACTGCACCACTCTGAATGGTAGCCGCACCCGTAGAGGATAAAGCGATGTCACCAGAAACAGCTTTGTTATCAAACGTATCTGTACCATCGTATATCAGAATGTGCCCGGATGCTAACGAAGAGATGTTAGTATCGTTTAACTCTGCAATGGTATCTTCAGTCTGTATCTGTGCATCAACATACGCCTTAATTGCTTTTGCGGATGCAAGAGTGTCGTCTGAACCGGACACAGAGGACAAGTCAGTATCTAACACACCAGACTTCAGGTTGTCTACCTCTATGTTAGAGACTGTGTTGTTATCTACGTCGATGGTTTTATTTGTTAAAGTCTTAGTAGTTTGAGCAAGATAGGTGTCAAAAGTATCGACTGTTGTCTGACGCATTGTACCAGCATCGTTGGTTACAATACCATCTCCGCCTGCCACTGCTGTTGTGCCGGCACTCGTACCGCCATCCATTAAGTTAAGTTCAGCGGCAGTAGATGTGACATTTGTGCCACCAATATCCAGTGTCGTCATGGACACTTCACCAGCAACAGTCAGTACACCTGATGCCAATGTCATTAAGTCTGTGTCACTTGTGTGACCAATTGTAGCACCATTAATATTAATATTATCTACAACGGCTTGTGTAATTGCACTGTTTGTACCTAACGTAACACCGTCAACAGAACCACCGTTGATGTCTGCTGTATCTGCCACAAGTGCGTCAGTAGTAACTGTGCCGTCAAAGAAAGCATCCTTAAACTCTAGCGAGCTAGTACCTAAGTCAATGTCGTTATCAGTGACAGGAACAATTGCACCATCTTGCAATCTTAGTTGCTCAGTTGATGTTCCAGATACATCGACAAACACACCAACACGATTATTGGTATTGTCAACAACAACTTTGTTTTTTGGAGTTACAACACCGGGATCACCAATCAGCCCAATAACTGGACCTTCAGCCGCAGTGCCGTCGTGCTTGTGCCCGCCAGTATTACTAAAAGCAGATACGACTTGATTAAGTTCGTCATTACTATGATCTGCGGTGATTACGTCACCGTCTACGTAGCTTGATTGACGGGTATAACCTGCCATTACCTTCTTCCTCCCGGAGTGAATTCAAGCTGATACCCTTTAAGTGAAATGGGTGCCGCTCCATTATTATCATCAAAACGTACAGCAATAGTAAAGCCGCCGCCTTCTACAGTTTGTCGTACGAGAGGTGATCCCGATGATCCATACACCGCCGTCCCGTACGTCGACGCTGTATTTGAGTAGATCGCGATAGATGAGCCTGTCGTTAAAGCGTATTGTGCAGGCTGGGGTACATCTGAGGCACCGAAGTCGTAACGGATACGGAAGCTTGTGTTTACCGCCGCCTCGTTGTCATACGACCAAATGATACGTTGCATCATCTTGCGAATACCGGGGTCGCCCATTGTGTGGTCGGGGCTTAGGTAAATCGCCTTGATGTTGGTGCCATCAAAGTTGTTACCGTTATCGTGCCTATACACGTATCCATCATAGCCGCCGTGAACTTGAGTCTCTACGTTAGAGACAAACCCTGATGCACAGCAAGCAGGTTTTAATCCCTTCAGGTCTGAATATTCCCATCCTACCTGTCCCTCGGGGTTTGCCTTGATGACTCCTATGAGTCCCGCCGCGTTGGACACGGTCTGGCTATCTTCGGGGAAAAATAAACGGTACTGAGATTTGTTACGAATAACAAGTGAAGATATTCGATCAAGACTCGCGTTGTCTAAACGTGGTTGTACTTGCTTAGATACTGTACCTAATTCAATGTCGTCAATACGCTCTGTACCAGCAATCGTTCGTAGTCCGTCAGGTGCGAGGTATACTAAATCACCTCCAATTTCCTGCACACTAAATCCACTCAAACACCCGATATCTTTTGTTACGGGCTGTAACTTAAAATCTGAAACTGAGTTGCCTACCAGTTGGTATATCTCTTCCTTGCAAAAAATAAAAAGACGATCACGGAATACCTTGAGCTTAAGTACCGCACTCTCAGTACGGAACGAGCCCCCACCACTTGCGGGGGTAAAGTCAGTCTCAGCAAACGGAGCACTAAAGAAAATCTCAGATGGATTTGCAGATGCTCCAGACAAAAATAAGTGCCCTTTAAATACTACACAATTTGATGGATTGGACGGTGCAGGAGATGTAGTAATATCAGTTACTGTTGTGTTGTTGTATACTGATGCGGCGTTTTGCCCATCACACCACACAACTTTATCAGTACCGTCGTGATTAAATACAGCAAAATCGAATCGGCCTGCGTTTGTACGTCCCGAATCAATTTCAGTCCATGATCCACTTGTTGTACCTTTATACACTTTCTCTCCACGCGCCGCAATAACTTGGTCTTTGTAGAGAACGACTCCGAGTATTTTCTCAGTTGCTGACGATGTTTGAGGTATAATGTTGCTGTTGTACTTCGAGAATCCGTTGATTCGTCGATAGCCACCTGAGATGTCAGGCTCAAAGTTCTGTAGCTGGGTGGCCGCACCCGGAGGTATCGAAAATGTGTCTCGGTCTAATACGAGTCCGCCCCCGAGGCGGACAACATAGGGGCTAATAGTAGACGCATCTGGCATTATACAGCCCTAAAGTAATCTTTACGATTGATGAGTTCTATGCGCATACGGGTAAGACCTTCTTTGTAGTCTCTTTCAACGAGTTGTGCACTCTGAAGATCTGAGCGTAACATATATGCGTAGTACTTTGCACGGTTAACAATGACGTCGTGAAAACGCTCAGTGATAATCGGAGTGTCCGTATTAGTCGTTAGATCGGTGTGCGTTGAAAAGTACTCATACGTAATAGTATAGACTTTGTCTGGTTCTTTGTACAGACCAATCTTGTAGTCTGGGGTGATGTAAAACTTTTCGGGCTCACCAAGGTGATCATCGCCCGGATCACTGTTTGAACTGAGGTAAATTTTATTATACTCATCGTAGCTAACAAATTCGAGAAGTTTGAGGGATTTGTCTGTGCCCGGATTAAGTATGACAGAGTCTTCGTTGATTGTCTTCAAGTTAGACTCGAGGGTATACTCCCCAGTGCCTGCGATTGTTGTGATTGTGCCGGTAGAGTAAGTAAAAGGCCACTCAACTTCAGAGTTAATGATGTCTTTCTGCGCTTTGTTGATGAAGTCCTTCACCGCACTCTGAATACCGCGTGTTGACGTCACAGAAGTGATTTCAACTTCGTTAAGTTCTCTGAGTACAGCGTTGCATAGTTCAAGGTAAGTCATCTTAAAGTCCTTTTGTAACGTACTCTAATGTACTCAAATCCACTCACCTGTGCGCATTGCATCAGCAAGACGATGGGCACGACGACCTACCTGCTTTGCCCACCGACTATCAAGCATTTGATCAGCCGCCTCATCCCAATCCTCATCTTCGATAGCGTCCCACATGTTTGAGAACTTCATAAGTGTCGGAGTACCGAGGTTGAAACCCATATCAACCAATACACGTTGTCGAACTGAGTCGAGCATAGATACCAGAGGTTGTGCCTCCAATAGCTCACGCTCAACGATTTCGATATCGTTCTTGAGAAGATATGCCGCTTCATCGTTTGAGATACCGCGATCCTCGAGGTTACGTCCAACGCCGATGGTTAACTTGTCGGCAGTACAGTGGTAGGGGAAGAGCTTTAAGCCTTCGTGGTCAATGAGTTGTGTAATTAAGTCTTGGGTATTGTAGTCCATTAAATCACCAGTTTTTACACGACCAGTATCTTGCGGTCAGTTTATCTTTTGCTGTATCACACTTGTGTCTTGCACGGAATGACTTACGACGTTCTGGGTTAGACTTTTTGATCTTCATGTCAGGGTCCCCAAAACGAATGAGGCGAACCTTGTCGCCTACCTTCGCTAGTACTGCAAACTTCTTCGGGCCATTGGGAGTTCTCTTTGGTTTGTTGTACCCGGAAAACTTCTCACCACGATATTCAACCGCCACGTGATTTACTCCATCTTTCTGTGTAACCACCCTTTGCCGCTTTCTGTCTCACCTTTGCTTTGTCGGTGTTTGCGACAACCGTCTTACCTTTTGCACCTTCTCGTTTCTTACGAGCCGCAGTAGCCTTGCGCTCTGCTTTGGTCAGGGATTCTGCCTTTGCACGGGGTAGACAACGATCTGGGTTTTTTTTGTCTTTGGATGTCCCGCACGAACCAGCAATGTTTCCTTCGCTATTAATACGGACCCAATCATCTTTGACCCACTTAGCTAGTTCACCCATTACTTAACCTTGTATTACACATCATAATTTAACAAGAGTTCATCATTAACTTCGATATCACATAAGGTAATCAGATTATATCTT